AATAAACTCTTCTCTTCGAGAGTCAAAGGCTCATTGAACTGATAACATTCATCTATCAAAGCCTGCTTTTTGACAGCATCAGTTTCTCTTGCTATCTGAGGCAATAGTGTTGCATAATCTGGATTAGCCATTTGCAAAAACATTCCCTGATCCCGATGCTGCAGCATTTGCTACCCATGAGGCATGACCGCTTGTTGCGTCACCTTTTCGATGTATCGGTTTACCATTTACAAAAACGTTTGCAGAACCAGCTGCTGCTGGATCACCACAACCAGTTTTATCGCCAATACGTATCGACTTCCGATTATTTACAAAGACATTCGTTGATCCACCTTTGTACTGGGTTTGGTGAAATGGATTTGGTGTTGGACTTGCATGCCCAATATGTAAATCAACTTGGCTTCTTACGACTGCTGGCATTAGTTCAGATCTATCCTCGCTCCATCTATATCAACATTTCCTGTTGCTTGTAACTTAATATCACCATCTGCATATATTTCCATATTGCCGGTCACATGTATTTTTTCATTTCCTGTTACAGTTTTGAATCCATTCTTTGTATGTGTCACCACATCACCATTTGGATGCATTTCAACAAATGTACCAGAAGCGTGACGAATATGAATACGTACTGCTCCAGGTGTATCATCTATTTCAATTGTATTACCTGATTCAGTTTGATATACTTTATTATATGGGTATTGTGCTGCATAAGGTAATGGGGGTTCATTTGTATCTGGGTCTGGTGTATGAGAAACTGTATTTGTTCCACGAGCAAGTGCATTTACTGATGGCGTATCTCTTTCTACACCTTCTAACTTTGGTATTGATCCAAGTATGAGTGGTAGTTGTGAATGCTCACCATCTAAGAATAAACCAAAGACAAGAGCACCAACTTGGACACCAAGCGGATTACCAAGTCCGCTTGTACCTCCAGCACTGATCGGTGCTACAACTTGTGCCCACGGCAGGTTCTCGTCTGGTATATCGACTTGGCTATCTGAATGGATACCATGTATTCTTACTTGTATACGACCGACCTGTAGTGGATCACCAAGGCTTTTAACAGAACCTGTAAACCATCTTGTTTGATCACCATAAAAATCTACATGTCTTTTTGGTAGCATTAGACTCTCGTTAAGTTACCCATTTTGACCCCAGTCATAACAAGATCATATTTTTCTCTTTTGAAAATATGATCCGCGGAATAAATGAGATAGTTTCCTGACTTCTTAGTATCTATCCTTGATTCTGGAGCGTCGATTAAGCTGTTAAGAAATTCGACTCTCAGATTATTACCAATTGTACTATGCCCCCCTGAACTAATAAATGGAAGTCCTTCCACTGCAATTGTTAATGGGGACTTTAATAGAATCTCAGACATTGCTTTTGATATAACAAATCTCTTGTAATCTGAGGTGTTAATATTCTCATCATAACTTGTTCTGTACGAATCCGCAGTTCGATAGGCACCAGATCCACCGATTCGAGTAATAGATCTACTCTTCATCTCGTTAAAAGGTTTGCCATCTAATTCGTACTGGGGTGTAACAGTTACATTCTTTTGATTCCCAAGTTTATTTGAACTTGAAAGAGGTTGTAATAGATCTTTAACCACATCAAATACAAATTGATTCTTTTGATCGGAAAGAGTATTATAATATTGATATTCACCACCAATTAATCCTTGAGAGATCAATGTATAAAGATCTTCAGATTCTTGGAATTTAAAATCATTAATCACTCTCGATGACACACCTTGGGTTAAAGATGCACTTGGACTTTCGAATCCACGATAAGGAATCGTATTGACAGTATCAGCTTCAAGTAGGGTACCAAGATCCGCTAATCCAAGTTTATTACCAAAGAGTGTAGAGAACAAATAGAAAGGATATCCTTCAATTGTACTCATTCTATTTTTTACCCATGTAATTGCATGTATAGGATCAAGATTTGGTACAATCAGATCTAACTGTTTATTATCAGATGACCCCTTTGCAATTTCTTTTGAAAGGAAATTATTAGAGATCTTCTCTATAATATCTGATCCAGATCCTCGATAGAATTTATTGACATTCTTTAAATTTGAGATATAACAAATATCCTCAACAAGGTGAAAATGAACTACCTCTGTATGGTCATCGGTTTTAATATTATTTAAGATCTTTGATATGTAAAAAGTCTTTTCAATTGAAAGACTACCACCAATTAAACTACGTAATGATATACTGATTCTCTCACCGCCAAGAATATCTACTTCTTGTATTAACCTAGAATTCTCAACTATTACTAATTTAGCAGTCAGGTATGGTAATTCAATATGTTCATATATTACAAGATCAGTATAAATTGGTTTAATATCAACTGGGCCAGGTAATCTTTCCGATTCTAAGAGTATATGATCAAATACAAAATCGGAAACGTTATCTAGATCAGCATTTCTTGCGGCTGTCATTAACTTGCAATTGCCTCTCTAAAAGATTTAACTACTTCTTGTATTAAAGAATCTTTTATTACTCGTATCTGTCGGAGAGCTACATTCTGTCTATATATTCGATCTAGAACTGTTACCTCCACTTGGCTTGCACCAGGACCAGCTGTTAGATCGGAAATATCTTGGAACACGCCATTGGAATCTTCGTAATGGTGTGCTGCATTATATTCTTCTTCAACAGAGTGTGCATTAATAATTTGAGTTGTAAGATCCGTATTGAGGTTTTCACCAGTAACAAAGGTGCCACTTGTTTCTTTTACAACTAATTGTCCTAAATCCATATAACGATGTACTATCTTTCCAGTTGCTGCAGATGTTCTTCCTGTAACTGTATCTCCAGTCTTAAAGAATCCTGTAAGAGATGTAAGATCGTTCCTTGTTGTAATTGTTTTATTCGGATAATTCTTTTGTGCATATTTTAAAACTTTTGTATTCGATAAAGGCCAACCTTGTTCTCTAATGTTTTGATTCATTAAATAGAATGTCCAATAGAAATTAGGGTTGCCATATAGTCGATACGATGTTTGATCAGGTCGTTCATTATCCTGTATATAATAATCTCTGTAAACTGTTGTGCTATCTCTTACTTGGTCAATTACATCGGCATATCGAGTAATATCCTGAAAAGTATCAGCCATCTTCTCGTTACCAAAAAGATAAAATTCACGAGGAAAATATCTAAAATAATTTGACATTATTGAATCCTTTTAATTATTTGCATCGGCATAATCTTGGTAATTTGACATAACTGTGTCATCTGCAGGTCTACCATAATATTCATAATAGTCATCATTATCTTCTGCTAAAATATCTTGTCTATTCAGTGCTCTATGCTCGAGGAATGTTAATTGTAAATCTATCTCAGTTGGTGAACCATCTTCATGAAAAGTTTGGGAAGTAGTATTATATTCGGCTTGTACCTGTTGTAAATATGACAATTTAACAGGTGTTCCAACATTTTCAAATTCACCAGACTTACCAGAGAGTAATCTAATTTTAAAGATATCTGGATATTTATATCCCACCGGAATATCCCCGATAGGAATTACATCTGGATAGGCTCTCATTCTTAACATTTTAATTATCTTTTTTACCTCTCTTGATTCTTCGGCAGATTTAGGTAAAAATTTAAATTGGAAATTAAAATTACGGATATTTACCCCGTTGAAAGTAGTTGCAAGATTCGGATTAACTGTTACTTGTGCGGCCAATCCAATAGCGTTTCTTACACCTTCTGGGACAAAAATACCAGCAGGGGACGCTGCTAACCTAGTTGCAGCAAGTCGACCAGCAACACCTGCTGAGCCCCCAGTAAAGAAATCAGAGATCGATCTTGTACCCTCTATTATGCCATTTGCTAATGACTGAAGTGCACCCGATCCTGCGTTTATCCCCCGAAGTGCTGCTGCACCAGATATGTTAAGAGCAGAGTTGTTGTCATAATTAAGATTATCTAGAACTTGGTTCTGCCTTGGCAAATATAGATCAATAATATCGCCTGTTGATCGTATTTGCATTGCAGACACCTTAATGTCTTGGTTTGCAAGTTTTTCTACGACCGTGGGGTCGTCGGGAACGTCTTCAAATCCCAAATCTAAATTTTGTGTAGATGCGCCAATTGAACTGGATGGTGCTTGTCCCTGCAAACGTCCTAAAGCGATATTAGCCCTGGATTTTAGACTGTTAAGCACTGGGATTGATCGGATACCTTCTACTCCCTCAAAGGATGGGGGTACAATCTCAAAAATAGAAAAAACTATCTTTGATTTGAGTAATCTATCTTCATCTAATAATGGATATCTTAATTTTGGCATGTAAATCTCTATAGATAATTAAATACTTATTTTTCTATTTATAATCAAAAATGGCATATTCTGGACGTTACATAGTAAAGAACACAAAGAAGTATAAAGGCGATTATACGAAAGTTGTCTATCGTTCTTTGTGGGAACGAAACACATTTAAATGGTGTGATGATAACCCGAATGTAAAAGGCTGGTCTTCAGAAGAGGTTGTCATACCATACTACTATGATGTTGATAAAAAATACCACAGATATTTTGTTGATTTGAAAATTATAATGGAAGACAAAATATTACTTGTCGAGATCAAACCAGAAAAAGAAACTGCCCCACCAACAGGAGAACGTAGAACCAAACGTTATATCAATGAGGGTCTGACATATATCAAGAATATGAATAAGTGGGAAGCTGCCGAAGAGTATTGTAAGGATCGTGGATGGGAATTTCAGGTATGGACTGAAAAGACTCTACAGGAAATGAAACTCTTACAAAAACCGATGCCTGGTAAATTGAAGAAACTAAAACCCCTTGCGCCGTACCGCAAAAAACCTAAAAAATAGTTATAAATAGTCTTATGAGCAGCTTATTTCAACAACTCGAGATTGAAGCATTCCGTGCTGGTATTACCCCTCGGACAAAACAATCTATTGAGTGGTTCCGTAGAAAAGCATCCCAGCTCGGGAATGTGGATCGACGCGAGGTGATGCGGGATGAGCAAATTGCTCTAAAGAATAGACCAAAGACCGGTGCATTTGGAAATATGTACATGTATATTTACGATGCAAAACACAAAGACACATTACCATACTATGATGCATTCCCACTTGTCATACCACTTGGACCAGCAGAAGGTGGATTCTACGGTATGAATCTACATTATCTTCCGCCAGTCCTTCGAGCAAAGGCACTTGATGCACTTCTTGGGGAAGGCGGTCTTCCTCAGAAATTTATTCGACCGACTATACATCGCTATTTGTTCAGACAAGTCAGAAGTCGTTTTGCACTTGTGGATCAGCCTGAATGGGAGATTGCTACATTCCTACCAACTGCAGACTGGAGAAAAGGTAATGCATCAACTGTTTATAAAGATTCAAGGAAGAAGATGAATGGCTAGTATTAACCAGTTAAAAGCACAGATCGGTAAGTCAAAAGGGTTATCAAAGCCAAATCAGTTTCTGGTTGAACTGCCTTTTGATAACGATGGTGCAGGAAACATTCTTTGCACAAGAGCAACATTACCGTTTAAACAAATTTTAACACATGAAAGACGCATCAGTATGGAGGTTGAAAAGATTGCATATGGTTATGCTGTCGATGATATTAGTTTTTCATTTCTCTCTACAAACACATATGGTGTAAAAAAATACTTTGATGCATGGAGATCTCTCATTGTCAATGAAGATACACTTGAAGTTGGTTATAAAAAAGATTATGCACTACCTATTAAAATACATCAGTTAAAAAGAACTGAAAGAAAACTCAGCAAGAATATCGGACTAGGTCCGATTAGCTTTGATGTCGGTTTAGAATTAGGAAGAGATAAGATCTATAGTGTTGAATTAATCGAAGCATTTCCAACAACATATCAGGCAATTGAACTTTCAAATGAACTTGATGGGGTAACAGAATTTACAGTTCAGATATCCTATACAAATTGGAAAACATTTGATGCAACCCAATCACCTCTGGACAATTTATCAATCAGTAATTTGCAAGTAGGTGGTGTTGGTGTACAACAAGCAATCTCAAAAGTAAATAGAGTTAATAGCTTAGTAAAAAAAGCAAATGGGATTTTAGATAAAGTAAATTTTTAATGAATAGGATGAAAATATAATGGCATTACCAAAACTTGATGCAACCCCAAAATATGAATTGACAATACCGTCGACAGGAGAAACTCTTAAATATAGACCATTTCTTGTAAAAGAACAAAAAGTATTATTGATTGCTTTTGAATCACAAGATCCAAAGCAAGTACTTAAGACTATTATTGATTGTATTGGACAGTGTTCAGATTCAAAAGATGTTAAAAAATTAGCAACGTTTGATGTAGATTATATCTTTACAAAAATTAGATCTAAATCTGTAGGTGAGATTTCCAAAGTAGGATACAAATGTCAATCTTGTGAAGCAGATATGGAGGTCAATATTAATCTGGAAGAGCTAGAGGTAAAGGGACAATTAAGAGATAATAAAGTCGTTGATATTACAGACACTATCAAAATTAATATGAAATATCCTTCGTATCTTGATCTTATAAACGACGCGAATATCTTTTCAGAAGAAACCTCTAGCACCGAAAAAATATTTTCGACCTTAATGCATAGTATGGATTCTATTATGACTGAGGAAGAAAATATTAATCTAAAGGATGAATCGAAAGAAGAGATTGAAACATTTATTAATTCATTAACAGGCGAACAATTTGAAAGAATTAGCAATTTCATGGATGATCTACCAAAGATCACCTATAAAAAAGAACACACATGTTTAAGTTGTAATCACGAAAACGAAATAGAATTGGAGGGACTGCAAGATTTTTTTTCTTAAACCTTTCTCATGAAACGCTAGAAAATTATTATAGATTAAATTTTCAATTAATACACCAATTTAATTACTCTTTAACTGAACTTGAAAATATGATACCATGGGAAAGAGATATTTACGTTACTCTTTTAGAAGAATATTTAAAGGAAGAAAATATAAGAATGCAGCAACAGCAGGGAAATTAAATGGCAACACTGGCAGCAATTAATGACACTCTTATAGAGCAAAATAAATCTCTTGGAGAAACTTCAAAAAATGTAAAATTACTTTCTAGCTCCCTTATGAGATATATTAAAAAGATAGAGGGAAGTAAAGGGGATTTAAGAGAATCTGAGCTTGAATCTAAGAGTGGGTCAGGATATCTTGCTGCAGCATCTGGTGCTATCGGTCAAGGTGTAAGAAAGACCGCAGATTTTACTAAAGGCCAGATTGGTAGATTAAAGGGATTAGGATCTTTATTGAATCCTGCCGTATTAGGGGCATTTGCTTTAGCATTCGGAAAGAAATTGATAGGGAGAGGATTCTTAGCAACTATTGGCGCTCTCTTTGCTGACGAAATTACAGAATTTATTACTGGAGGTGCTGGGAGTAAAGAACTTAAAGAAGCTATTGCAAAAGGTATTACATTTGCATCAATTGGATCTTTATTTGGAGTAAGATTCGGGATTCTCGCAGGATTGTTCGGATTCATTATGGGTGATAAGACAGATGAGGTATGGGATAAGGTAAAAGAAATATCAGCACTCCCTATATGGGAAGATATAAGGGAGTGGCTACAAACTAATCTTCTTGAAGGGTTAGAAGGTATTCGTCTTTTATTCTCTGGTGAGATATTAGAAATATGGAAAAAAGGATTAGTCCTAGAGACATTAACGTCTCTGGGGTTATTAGGATCAGCTATTTTTGGCATTGGACCTGTTCTTCGTACTATTGGTATGACGTACTGGCTTGGCGGGAAAGGACTAAAAGGAGTAAAATGGGTTCTTAGCAAATTAAGTAAATTAGGATTGGCAATTGCTAATATGGTTATACCAGATCTTATACCACCAAATCAATTATTAGATAAAAATGGTAATCCTTTAAAGGGCCAGGCTCGAAAGAACAGAATAGATAGTATAAGAAACAAGGGCGGTCCTCTTAGAAAAATAGGTAACTTATTTAAATGGGGTGCTAGAGGAGCATTGATGGCTGGATCTGGTCTTGCTAGCCTTCTGGGTGGTGTAGTATCTGCTGCTGTTGTTCCAGCAATTCCAATCGCTATACTAGGGTCACTAGGATATTTAGCACTTCAAGCAGCTAAAAATAATAATATAATCCAAGAATTAAAAGATAAAGGACAAGATCGCCTAGGCGATACCCCTGAGCAAAGGGAAATAAATGAAAAGGTTAGAGTTGCAAAAGCTATGGGTTCATTTTCAGGATTGACTCCAAATGATCTGTTATTTCAGAAAGAATTAGAAAGACTACAACAGAAGTTGAATAGATTTGAAAGTGGCAAACAAGGATATTTTGAAGGGCTTTTTGATTCGACTGATACTATACAGCAAGAAGTAGATAGGATGCTCGAACAACGTTCTAGGTATAAGCTTATCCAATCATCAAACTTAGAAAACTTAGAGATCGAATCTGGATATAACCGAGAGATGATGAGAGAAAGTATGAGACAAAACTCTAATAGCTTTATTGATCAATCGAATAATCCTTCTTCAGTAGTGAATCAGAATCAAGCAGTCCTTTCGGATTTAACATCTGGAGATGGAACAAAAGTAGGATTAGCAACAAATGGATAGGCAGTTTTAAGTCTTGCCTAGGACTTTATATTAGTCTTCGTTTGCGAGATTAGCAAAGTAAGACATTGTATCATCTTCGTCAGTTAACTGGTCTGCAGTCACTGGCTCAAGCTTTTGAGGTTCAGGTGCTGATACAGGTTCATTCATTTGTGTTTCCTGTTTCACTGTATAGGCACCAGCTGTTGCTTCTTCACCAAGTACTTTCATTAGCTTTGATTTTAATTCATCGTAAGTCTTGTAGTTGCTTGGTTCAGTAAACTCATTTAGATTGTGTAGTTGATTATATACAGATTCCAAACGAGAATCATCACCATCATAAAGAGCGGACTGAGAAGAAAATTCTGATTTATCATAGTTGCGATATCCTTCTACGTTTCTGATCTTTAATTTGAATTCTGCACCTTCCCACATATCAAATGGATTGACTGGATCTTCATCAGCAAATTCTGGCTGCATTGAATCCATAATCTTATCAAAGATCTTTTTACCAAATTTATAGAGGAAGACTTTACCTTCATTATGAGGTGCCGAAGGATCTTGTACGACTAATACATTTGTTACGTAATGTAGTCTACGTTTTTGGGCACGGGCTTTTTCTTTATCAGAGTCGTTACCGGTGTTCCATAAACGGGAGTTGAGTTCGCCAACTGGATCAGTTTGACCAATAGAAGTAAGTGAGTTTTCGATATACCACAAACCTGTTGGTCCTTTGAATCCGTGGTCCCAGTAACGAACCCACGGAAGTTCTGCTCCTTCAGTGGCTGGCAAGAATCTGAGTACTGCATAACCGTTACCTGCTTTATCAACTGTTGGCTTCCATACCCGTTCATCAACATAAGATTTCTTTTCCGTAGATCCACCTACAGATTCTGCTGCTGATACTAATTTTTGGATTTGGTCGCGATTGCGTTTTAAGTTTTCGAATGACATTTATATTTTCCTTGTATGTACTGAAATATTGACTGTAATATTATACCATATTTTATAGTATATGTATATATCTTTTTATTCAAAGAGTGCACTATCGAGTGAATTTGTCCTTGGTAAAAAGTTAAGCCTCATTGCTTCGGCTTCGATTTTATCCCGTATGATCGGTGAGATAAACTTTTTCATATCCTCTGGTTCCATGTCGTTTCTTTCACATAAGTGTAAGACTGCTTCCATGTAAGGGATCTTTAATTCGCTAACTGTTTGTTCAACTAATTTTGTAAATTTTGATTTCGTAAGAAATTTTTCTTCAATAGTCATTTATCCATTACCCTTAATAAGATGATATCTTTATTGATACGACCAGTTGGTACTGTCGTCTTGGTTTTTAATTTTTTCCATTCGGTGTCAATCTGCTTGAATGTCTTTTTCAATGCAATTGGTATAAACTCATCTGGCTTACGTAACCGAACCTGTCGACTGTTAACAGGATCAATATTCTTAATTGTTGTTCCTGATATTTCGAATCCATTAACGGACTGGGTGCAGTACTCGATCAGATATCTTTCTTTACAGTTGAATGCGTAAAGTCTTCTTGATCCGATGAGGAGAATCGGATTAATGGAGACCAACTTAAAGTCGTTATCTTCTTTCTTGTACTGCACCTTTGCCACTTGTTTGTCAGCAGCTTTAACTTTAGGAGTACGAATTTTACGATTCGCTTTTGCTGCTGACTGTATCTTGTCAAGATCGAGGAGCATATCCTGACAAGACTTAATGCGGCGGTTGAGTTCGGTCTTTTTCAAATGAGCATAACCCTCGACGGCTTGTTCATCTCGCTTATGATAAGCATCTTCATAATCTAGCAACCAACCCTCAACCACCTGCCTAGCTGGCATTGTAGCCGAGCCAGACAAACCGTGTGTTTGAAATAATTTGTATAGATCAATTGTTACCTTTTCACCTTCGATCCATTGATCTTCAAGATCGAGTAAATCCTGTATAATGGTTTCACTAATTTTTCTTTGTAGTCTTTCCATTGGAGAGATTGATACTACGTTACTCTCTGGCTTTCTTTGGGAAAGAATATCATTACCGACCTCAATTAGGCTCATACAGTACGTTTGGAGTGCGTCAGCGTACGGTTGTATCTTTGCATCGATTTCAAGCTTACTATTTAACCAGAAGGCGGTACAAGCGTGATATGGGATATTAAATTTATATTCAGGTGCAGCATTAATCTTTTGCGCTTGTTCCTTTGTAAAGTTATTCTTGACATATGTTTTAATATAGCCAACAATATCTTTCTTTGTCACTTCAATCTGAAAATAATATTTAGTTGCTTCCCAACCATCTTGAATTGGTATCAGAGCTACACCTTTACGACGTACAATCTCTTTTTTCTTTTTTAATCTTTTGCCTTTAAGTGCTGTTAGTGCCATAACGATCTCCTCATTGTTATATACTATTCTACCATATTTTTTTCGATTTGTAAACCATTTTTTTCACGATAGTCATAAACTGCCCCAATTACCATTAGTGGATAATTACCAAGATATGTGCCAGCCTTCAGATCATGCTTCGTCAATCTGCCTTTATGTGGGTGATCGATTTCGTCATAATTCTCTAGAATAAATTTAGCTAATTCGTCGAACTCGCCATCTGAT